GTCTCAAAATATTGTAAGCATAGTCTTAATATATGTGCTTATTGCTTAAAAGTCAAGAACAATTTAACGGCTGTATCCCCGCCCTTTCGGACAGGGTTTTAGCCCATATACAGATAAATTAATAGTTTTAAAATGCAACAGTTATTTTGAGGAGGTGAAGAAAACATGGTGACTCTCGGATGTGCATACTGTGGTTCAAAAGGATATACCGTACTCGCCGTATGGCTTTCAAAAGATAGTGGCGATGGGATAATGTATCAGAAAAACAAATGCCGCAGATGTGGCAAGGAAACGATACGTCCTGTTGATTTGGTTCGTGATGGGAATAAGTATTGTTATATCTGGATTGGTTATGCTTATCAGTTGCATCGGTTCGTTATGGAGCAAAAACTGAAAAGGACGCTAAAATCTACAGAGCGGGTGAAATTCAAAAACGGCAATAAAGGAGATTGCAGGCCAGAAAATCTTATACTTGTTCAGAAACTAAAAAGAAAACGCTAATAACTGGAGGACGTACCCTTGTTGACAGCAAAACTCACAGACCACATAAATCTTGACGGACTTGAAAATAAAACTATATTGCAATCCGGAACTCCGCTTTTATATTTCAATATTGAAACGAATAAGCGGAAGTATAAATGTTCGGCAATAAACAGGCCGGACAGGTTTAAGGACGAGCAAGAACAAATGCTGACGCAAGCCAAAGCGTTTGCATACATCAAGAGGGAGGTTCTGATAATAGGGTCCGTTGTGAAAACGGCAAATATGCAGTTCAAAAATGGGAGCTTTAGTAATGGTTGAAAGAATACTTGTTTTGATAAGCTATTTGTATCTTGGAACAGCAGTAATATTTTTCTTAGGGATTTATAAGACTTTTAAAAATAAGGAGGATTTGAGTTTGTTAACCAGTCGTTCGATTATAAAAATATTGGAAAAGGGTGTCGAGCGAAACAGATAATACCATAAACCGGAGGGCAAAATGAAAGTTTACGAAGTGCATCAAATAACCTTAACTCAAGATGAGTATGACAATCTTCCGGAGCAGGTTAAGGTTTTATTCACAGAAGAAAATACTCTCGGCTATGCACCTGGCGAACAAACGCATCAAATACTGACAGATACAGGCGAAACCGCGAAGTCGAGAATAAAATTCATCCAAAACATCAAAAATATTAACGGTGGCAAATATGCAGGGAAGAAGTTTGTTATTATTCCCGAAAAGTTCAAGCCGTTCAATGTAACAACTAAAACGCAAACTATAATACAGTTTTAGTTTGTCGTAAACTGGAGGACACGATGGGCACAGTGGAAAAAACCAAAGAACAAATTTACGCAGAATTAACAAAGGATTTCGATAAGAACGACCTTGAGTGGCGTGTTGGTATGGGTGGTGTAAAAGAGGGCAAACCTTGGGCGAAGATACTTGCATATACCACTTTACGAGGTGTTCAAACAAGACTCGATACTGTAGTAGGTTTTGAAAACTGGAAGAACGAATATCAGTCGGGTCCGAATGGCGGGATAATGTGCGGACTGTCAATCAGAATAAATGGAGAATGGTTGACAAAATGGGATGGTTCGGATAATAAAGGTTCGTCAGATGATGACTCCATAAAAGGCGGATTTTCCGGTTCCATGAAAAGAGCCGCAGTTCAATGGGGCATGGGTAGGCATTTATATTATATCGGTGATACTTGGGCTGTATTTAATGATAACGGACAGCACACAATGAAAGAGGGTGGTAGGTTTTATAAATGGGATCCGCCCAAAGAATGTGTTACTGCTATTCCCGGAAAACCGCCAGTAACACAGCAAAACCCCCCAGAAACCAATCAAAAGCCAGAAACGAAGAAACCACCAGTAGCACAGCAAAAACCGCCGGACGCTGTAAATCAGCAGGTAACAGCAAAACCGCCGGACCGGGATCCCAGCGAAAAAGACTCGTCAATAAATCAGCAAAAGGCTATTTACGCAATCGGGACGAGTGAACGCAAATGGGATGTAGATACCATGAGAGCTGTTATTAGCAAGTTTATTGGCAGACCTATTACGAAGACAAAAGAACTGTCGATGAATGAGGCCAGAGAAGTTATTAATATGATGAAAGACGGTGAAAAGGCCACAGAACTTCTCAATTCATTGGCAAATCCTGAGTCAAATTATCCGTACGAAAACAATACAGACTATGAAGATTCGCTGCCCTTCTAACGAACGTTACGAGCTCGGGCGATACGCACAAATAAACGTTAGTAACCGAAAGGAAATACAATGTCAGAACCGCAACCTATTAAGACTCATTACGAACCGAAGAAAAAATACACGAAAGCACATCAGCGTTACAAGACAGCAGACGGAACTGTTGTTCCCGGTGTTACCACTATTCTCGGAATGTGGGGAGAGGGACAGTATAGCTTAATGGCTTGGTGCAGAAAAGAAGCACTTGCAGGAAACGACCCGAATTTAATATCTGCAGAGGCGGCGACAATAGGCACTATAACGCACGAAATGGTTGCCGGCAAGATACTCGGCTATGAACCTGATTTGACGAACTACGCACCTAATCACCTACAGAAAGCCCGGAACGGTTTTGATGGTTTTATAATGTGGAATAAAGATTATACAATCAATTACACGGATGTTGAACGATATGTTGTAAGCGAAAAATATCGGTTCGGTGGCGCGCTCGATTTGCTCGGGACGAGAGATGGCAAAACCATATTGCTCGACCTTAAGACCGGGAATGGTGTTTATAAAACTCACAAAGCGCAGGTTTCAGCTTATAAACACGCATATGAAGAAATGACAGGTATTAAGATTGATGAGTGCCATATTCTTAACACTAACCGGGAAACCGGAGCGTTCACTCATTATTCGTTAAGTGAAAACGATATTGAGGTTGGATGGCAGGTGTTTGAGCATTGTCTTGGATTATATAAACTTAATAAACAATTTTAAAGGAGGTTTTTTTGGGCAAAATACGCTCTATAATAATTACTGCAATAGGCTACATATCCGCAGCGGCATATATAGTGATGATTTATGTTCTACTGTTATTTTTAACTTCGTTTGCTGTCGGCATTACGTTGTGGCTTATTAAATATGGTTTCACGCTCGGATATGGACTCTTGTGATGTTAGAGCATATACTTCCACCGATTATAGCAGTAAGTTTATGGTGTTCAGTATTTACTGTGAACGAGGTTTATAAGCGAAAAGCGTTTCCGAAACTTGTCAAGAACTTAATATATATACACGTTGTCGGTTACGATTTACTTCTCATTGTTGTTTATTTGCTATTTTAACAGGAGGACAGAATGGAAATAAAAGAGAAATTAAAATTACGGAAACAGGTGGAAACGAAAAGTGGTAAAAAATGGCTTGAATTGAGAGGAGAAGAAACTCTATGGTTGCTTTTCGTTACTTTAGCCGGATGTGATTTTACAGCAAGAGGAAATAAAATAATGTCAGAAAAGTTGACTCCTCTGTCTCTGAAAGACGGATTCCGAACAATAACTCCGAAAGTCTGGCAGAAATATCGGTCGAGCAGGAAAGATTTGAAATGGAAGATGTTCGCGGCAAATCGCAAACCGAAACCGGAACTTGATGTTCCTATTCTCGGCAAATTGATTCCGCTCATAGATTCCGGATTAACCGGTGTTCCTTATAACGGAGAGCCGTGGATAAGGGAAACCTTAAGCAACAGGAAATGTCCACATTGTGGCAAAGGAATTGATATTGTTTCGCTTTACATTATTCCGAAAATTCGCATAGAAATTCCTGCAAAAGATGATATAAAACCGGAGGGATGAAGTGGCAAGACCTATTAAAAAAGGCTTGGATTATTTTCCGTTAGATACTGACATGGACTTGGATGATAAAATTGTGTTGATTGAAGCCCGGCACGGAATGGTTGGTTTTGCTATTATTGTGAAGCTCCTTATGAAAATTTATGGTATTGGTTATTTCTATGAATGGAATGAGGAAAAGCTATTGTTGTTCTGTAACCGGGCCGGAGGTGATGCCGAAATGATAGAGGCGGTCGTTGCCGATGCCTTAAAATGGGGAGTATTCGATAAGAAATTATACGACAAATATGGAATATTAACTTCGGCGGGTATTCAGGACAGATACTTCCGTGCTATTTACAAGAGAGCAACTATTACCATAACAAAAGAGTATAAGCTTATTGACCTTGCAAAATATCCGAAGCTCGAAGCCGTTAGTGTCGAAAGTGTAGAAAAGAAAAAGCCGAAAGCCGAAAAGAAAAAACCTACTGAAAAGGTTAAATACCATGATGAGATATATCTGACATCAGAAGAATACGACAGGTTGGTTGCCGACTTTGGCAAGAGAATAACCGATGCCGAAATACTCGATGCTGATGCTTATTTGAGTCAAGGGAATAACCGAAAGAATTATTCAGACCACAACAAGATGATCCGAACATGGCTCAGAAGAAAGGGGATTGACAGAGTTCAGGACTCATTGGTAAAGCCTAAGGCCGAAACTCCAGAGGTTGTAGTTGATATAAAATACAAGCTATTGAGCGAAGTTCACCCGGATTGGGATGAAGAAATAAAAGATGATGTTAACGCACAGTCGTATGATAGCTGGTTTAAGAGTATTTATGTAGTCAAGGAAAACAAAGAAAAGATACTGCTGTTCGTTACTGATGATTATCAGGTCCAATGGTTACATGAGCATTATGAAGATGTTATGAAAAAGTGCATTAAAAAACTGTTTAAATTCACCTCGGAGATTGGAGAGTAAAATGACTACAAAACTTGAAACAATCAAACTCGACGATGTAGAGTATGTAAGACTTGACAGTATCACTTCACAGAAAGCTGAAGTACTTGACGGTATGGAATATGTAATAGTCCGCACATATTCAGCCGGTGTATTTGCGGGGTATCTGAAATCAAGGAATGGCAAAGAAATAGTGCTCGCTAATGCAAGACGTTTGTGGTATTGGGATGGCGCAGCCTCACTTTCACAACTTGCAACGGAAGGCGTGAGCAAACCACAAAACTGTAAATTCCCCTGTGAAGTTGATGCAATAACTCTTACAGAAGCAATCGAAATTATACCATGCACAGAAAAGGCACGGTTAAGTATTAAAGGAGTGAAAATATGGAAAAGCTAAATTACTGTTACGGTTACGGTTTCGGTTCCGGTGACGGTGACGGTTACGGTTCCGGTTACGGTGACGGTTCCGGTTACGGTTACGGTTCCGGTTACGGTTCCGGTTCCGGTTCCGGTTCCGGTTCCGGTGACGGTTCCGGTTACTGTTACGGTTCCGGTGACGGTGACGGTTACGGTGACGGTTCCGGTTCCGGTTACGGTTACGGTTACGGTTTCGGTTCCGGTGACGGTTCCGGTTACGGTTACGGTTCCGGTTACGGTTCCGGTGACGGTGACGGTTCCGGTTCCGGTTACGGTTACGGTGACGGTTCCGGTTCCGGTTACGGTTACGGTTACGGTTTCGGTTCCGGTGACGGTGACGGTTACGGTTCCGGTTACGGTTGAAGGTATTTTAATTGAACATTATTTAGAATCGTTAATAATAAAAATTGGAGAACAAAATGAGAATTCTTAAATTTGAAATGCGCGACGAGGTAAAAGACGTTATTACTGGCTTTAAAGGCGTGGTAATAGCAAGGACTGAATGGAGCAATGGTTGTGTTCGATATACCTTAATGCCAAAGGCTTTAAAAGATGGCATTCCTCAAGATAGTGTCACTATTGACGAAGAACAGCTTGTATTGGTTTCAAAGGCAAAGAAGAAAGAAGTAGCTCCGTCTGGTGGAGAAAGGCAAAATTTCACGCTCAATCACATGAACCCTAAAAAACAATAATTACAATAACCAATTAACCGGAGGAAAGCAAATGTCAGAGAAAAAAATTGAACTCGTTTTCGTAAAGTATGAATTCACGCCGGCAGAAATGATGGAGATTGCAGGAGAAATGGCAAGACACCATCAGGAAAGAAAGGCTACAGATGACGAAAGAAAAAGTGCCGCGAGTCAGTTCAAAGCAACGATTGATGTTCACGATGCACAGCTTAATGTGTTATCAGAGAACTACCGGAGTGGATATGTTTACAGAAATCTTGAGTGTCATGTGGAATTTGATTTCATTGAAAAAGTCAGGAGATACATCCGCCCAGACACCGGAGAGATAGTAAAAATAGAGCCGCTAAAAGAAGAGGATTATCAAACATCTTTATATGACGAGTTTGCGAAGTTAAATAAGGTTGCTCCGAAAGACGAAATCGAATTAACACCTGCAGAGAAGCCGGAAGATGAAGATTGCCAAGAAACACTTGCGGGTGCGTTTGGCAAGATTGATGAAACTATCACAAAAGATTATGATCACAGGAAAGAGGAATACTCGAAATTGACTCCGGCCGAACAAGATGAGTATTCTAAAATATCAAGTACGGAGCAAGTTGAACCGTTACCGCCCGAAGATGAGGCAGAGTTAGAATTCTAAACTGGAGAAAATAATCAAAAAAACACTTGACAAACCAAACATTAACGATTATACTATAATAAACAAACAACTAAACTGGAGGACGAAATGGAAAATTTGAAAGTTATCGAATTACACATTGAGAATTTCTTAAATGTGAAAGCCGTTACTATCAGGCCGGTTGACGATATTGTCAGAATTGAAGGCAAAAACAAAAACGGCAAATCAAACATTATCGATGCTATATGGGCGGCCATTGGTGGCAAGGAAGAAGGCCCTCGTCAACCTGTCCGCCTTGGAGAGGAGTCTGCGACCATTATTGTGGACTTGGGCGATATAATAGTGCGCCGGCGGTTCACAGGAAACAATACCTACCTTGACGTTAAGAACAGTGAAGGCATGGTATTCCAGACCCCACAAAAGATACTCGACACGCTGTTTACAAAAATATCAATAGACCCGAGCCGGTTTATGACGATGAGCAATCCTATGCGAAAAGGTTATTTGCTCGAACTGACTGGCAAGAAAGCAGATATTGAACTACTTGACGAAAAAAGAAAAGAAATATACAATAACAGGAGCGATGTCAACAGAGCAGTTACGCAGCTCAAGGCAAAGTTGAAAGACGCTCCGGAATATGAGCATATCGAGGAAGTGTCTGCAGGTGAATTGATTGATGCAATTAACGAGGCAAATATTCAGTCAAGTAAAAAGGCACATCTCATAAGCGATATTGCTGATGCTCAATCTACCGTCCTGGCTAATCAAGAGAGAATATCGCAGTTAAAGAAAGCGGTTGTTGAGCTGCTTTGTGATATTGAACAGATGGAGGCTGAAGTCGATGCTATTGTTGTCCCAGATGTGGAATTGCTCAAGGTAGAACTGAAAGCGTCTGAGGAAACAAATCGCAAGGCCCGGGAAATGGAAAATATTGCAATACAGACGAAAGAACTCAAGGAGCAAGAAATATCTGCTGAAAACCTGACTAAACTTATTTACGGTCTTGATAGCGAAAAGCAGGAGTTACTTCTCAAGTCGAAACTTCCGATTGAAAACCTTGAAATAACCGATGATGATATATTGATTGCAGGTATTCCGTTCGATGATTTGAGTTCATCAGAGCAGATAAAAATCTCAATCAATATCGCCTTAAGCCAGAACCCGAAACTCCGAGTATTGAGGATGGAAGGCTCGTTCATGGACAGCGAAAGCATGGAAGAAATAAAGCAGTTCGCCAAAGAGAAGAACGTCCAACTCTGGATTGAAGTCGTTACGGATGAGCCTAAAGCCGGATTTCATATTGTGAACGGAGAAGTAAGTTCACAACCCGACACAGAAAACACCGTTAACGATGAAATAAGCCCTGATGAGGACGTATTATTTTAAACATAACATAAACTACTGGAAAAAAAGAAAGAGTACATAAATAACAATTAAACAAACTATTAAAAACCCTATGCGGTGCTTTTGCTCTTTCACAGGGCAAAAAAAACTTAAGGATAAAACCATGAAAACTGACTGGAAATGGGAAGTAGAATTACATCGAGTAACGGGTGTTGATGACGGTGAGTGTCGTGTCGTAGTTGCAGAAATATTCGGCAAAAATACAGAAGAAATCGAAGAACATGGCAAATTGATTGCAAACGCAGAACGATTAAAATTAGCTTTAGAAGATATGTGCTATCAGTATGCCTATTGGAATGGTAGTGTCGGGGGCTTAACAACGGGTGGGCTATCTGCCCTTGAGGATGCCTTTGACTTTCTCGGCTGGGATGACCCGCATATTGCACCAGACGCATGGTGTGATGAATCTGGATGTAAAGAACGGTATACTTGCGGAACACCTACGCCGAACGGATATAGAAAGACATGTGGTAAACATATACCACGTGTAGAAGAAACCATAAAAGAATAGAGGTTCAAAAAATGATGACTACTGACGAACGCCTTGACTGGTTAATTGACATTGGAAAATGCTCCAATAACATCGCAAAAGAAGATGTTAGAAAAATAGTCGCACATCATGCACGAGCAATAAGAAACTCAATAGAACTTGATTATAAAGATATAAAAATCATGCAAGAAATTCAGGATGAACGATTATCTCAAGATAAAGAATGGAAAGAGCAGAATCATCATCCATTTAGATGGATGTCTATACTCATGGAAGAAGTTGGCGAAGCATCAAAGGCACTTCCGGAAGGTTCATTATTAAAATATAGGGACGAAATGATACAGGTGGCTGCTGTTGCTGTGGCGGCGATTGGATGTTTTGAAAGAGGAAAGTGGGATAAGCAAGAAGAAATTGAAAGAAAGGCACATCTTTATGATATTGGCTTATAATTATTTATGGAAGGATTGTAAAGACGTGAGGAAACCATGAATATTTAAAAACTTTATTTAAAACCCTATGCGGTGCTTTTGCTCTTTCCACCGCTAAATAAAAAGACAAACTAATGACATATTTAGGAGGGCATAATGCCGACAAAAATAGAATGGTGCGATGAGACATGGAATTGTGCAGTTGGTTGTACGAAAATTAAGCAATCGTGCCGCTATTGTTTCGCTGAACGAATCCACAACCGCTGGCATATAGCATTTATGCGTGGGAAGAATTTCCCGATGCAATACGCGAAGCCATTTTCGAACGTGCAATGTATATCAAGTCGATTGCAGCAGCCGTATCATTGGAAGCGCAAAAGAAACATATTTGTTAATTCCATGTCGGATGTTTTTCATAAGGATGTGCCTTTTGTGTTCACAGAGCAGCTTTGGGAAACGATGTATAATTGTAATGGCATTGAACATCCACAGCATAACTTTCTCATATTGACGAAACGTCCGGAGAATGCTGTTGAATTTCAGAAGCACATGGAAAGCAAGTTTATGCTGACTTGGTATGATAATATTTGGATTGGTATATCGGTTTCCACTCAAAAAGATTTGGACGAAATGATGCTGGTGTTCGATGAGATTGACTCTAAAAACAAGTTTTTGTCTGTGGAGCCGATGTTGGGCGAAATTAACTTTGAAAACCACTTGCACGGCATATCGTGGTGTATATTTGGGTGTGAGAGCGGAAAACAAGCACGTCCCATGAATGAGAATTGGGTTAGAAAGGCGATAGCACAGTGCAAAGAAAACGACATCCCGGTGTTCTACAAACAACGAATGGAAGGCAAGAAACTAATAAAAATGCCGTTATTGGACGGAAGGTGTTATAACGAGTTTCCGAAGGAACTTTCCTGGAAAGAAAAATTATGAAAAGCCCGAAGCGTAAAAAATACAAAATCTCCTGCGATATGTATGACGCGATAATTAAGGCTATTGATTACGATAAAGCCGAAGAAATTGCAGTAAGGATGTTCGGCATTCCTAATAAGAACAGGATATTCGTTGAAGAATTAAGAGAGAAACAATACACTTGACACACGAGAACTCCAACAGTTTAAGACTGGCAGGCTGATGTTTATTGTGCCATTGAAAGGATAAATAATGAAGCGATGTAATACGGATATATTTTTAAAAGCACTAAAAGAAGGTTATTATATAGCTGATATAAACGGAAATTTGTGGAATAATAAAAATAAACCATTGATTGGTAAATGTTGCACAGCAGGATATTTATTGATTGGCTATAAATATGGGGATAAAAGATATATAACTGGTAAACATAGAGTAATATGGATGTATTTTAATGGAAGAATACCAAATGATTATGTTATTAATCATAAAAATGGAATAAAAAATGATAATAGATTATCTAATTTGGAATGTATTACCCAAGCAGAAGATAAAATACACGCTATCAAGAACAAATTGAGGATACCTGTAAAAGGAGAGCAACATGGACGCTCAAAACTTACAAACGAGCAAGTTATAGAAGTAAGGAAAAGAGTATCTATGGGTGAACATAGAAAGACAATATATAAAGATTATCCCGTATATTATACTACAATAAATAAAGTAATATCATCCGATACATGGAGAAACGTAAAATGAAAAGTATTTATTTAACAGAGAATGAAATCCAACAATTAAATAATAACGAAAAATTAATTTTTATTAGGATGTTGAAAGAGCAACCGCCAGAAGAATACATATTTAAGAAAATACACGAGCAAGGAAAGTTTGCCCTTTTTGTGCTGACGGAGAAGAATATCTTCTCAATTCCGCTCCAATACCCCATCGGCACGGTTATTGGGATAAAGGAAACTTATTGTAATCGCGGCTTTAAATATGATTTTATTTTAGGGCAATACATTCCTGAGTACTGTTATAAATCTAAGGGCAAAAAACCTCAACGAAAAAAATGGTTAAGTCCCGTAACCATGCCACAAGAGGCTATCCGCACAAAGCTAAAAGCGGTTGGGAATAGTGTGAAAAGGGTGCAAGCTATAACAACAAGTGAAGCAATAAGAATAGGAATCTACTACAGTCAACAAGAGCCATTTCCAATAACAAGAATAAAAGATTGGTTCAACTCCAAATATGCCAAAAAAGGCTATAAGTGGGAAGATAACCCATACTGTGAGATTGTTGACTGTGAGGTGAGATGATGCTTTGGCATAGGAACTGCAACACAATAGATTTATTCTGCGATAACTTTAGTTCTTTTGTATGTGCTGAAGTAGTGCATATAAATCGTGAAAGTGTGGACAGGGATATTGAAGAAGCAAAAAAGCAAGGATGGATAATAAATAGAGATGGGGATGGTAATCTTACTAAAGTTATTTGTCCTATTTGTCAGAAAGGTAAGGTGGAATAATGGCAATATATACAGAGCAAGATAGAATTGCAGATAACACATTAACTGCATTATTGGAGGATTTTATTAAATATCTTTCCCAACAGAATGTTAAAAATGATGATGTCCGTAGGGCTTATAATGATGTCCTTACTTGGATAGAAAATTATATTGATAGTCGATTTGAATAAAAGGAGCAACCATGAAAGACATTAAAAACATGACGCCTGAGGAACTACTGGGAGTTGTAGTAGCTTATAAAGTACGATCAACCAATATAAGATTTAAAGCTCATCAAGAAATCCTATACCGCTTTGCAGTGCTTGAGAAGGCATTGGAATTGAGGGCAGATAGGACGATATCGGTTTGGGAATTTGGGAGTGGCAAAATGCCTACAGATAATGAACGAAATAGCAAGAAAAAAGAAGTAATCCAGCATTTTATGAGCAAGGCAAAAGCAGAACTGGAGAAAGCCGATGAAACCATTGATGGCAAGTGATATAGTGTTGGAAGATACAAAGAAACTTTGCTCTTTGCCCTATCCTAATCATCCAAGAGGTTGCCCAAATGTTAGGAGATGTAGGACTCTTGGGGATTATAAGATATTTGATATAATGAATCCACTTTATTTAATATACAATTATGGCGAGTATCTTTTTGACGCTGATAATACGGTTGTAGCTCAAATAAGAGGTTGGGGATATTTGACAGAAAATTTTGGGTTATCTCCAGATGAGACTGTTGAACTACAAAAACAGACATTACGGTTTATAGTTTATGCCTGTAATAAGGCTGTGGAAAGCGAGGAGTGAGATGACCTTTAAAACAAGATTACTTATCTTAATCGCAATAGCCTTATTCTTTTACGGCTGTTATCTATTGCAAATTCATGGCGACTGGTTCTGGGAAAAGGTGTATAATATTAACACGGAACAGGGGGTAGGAGAATAATGTAAAGCGAATCAAAATAGCTTATGTTGTTGAGGACATGGACAGGACGCCCGTTACGATTGGCGTTGAAACAACCGTGAGGATATGAGGCTAAAACGATACAACCGGAGGAGGATTGAGAGATGCACTGGTGTCCAGATTGCGGTGAGGCATGTTTTTGTGATTGTGATGATACAGATTACGGTACTTTTAATTGCAAAATACATGACGGTGTTATATGCAGAGAAGAATTAGAAGAAACTTTGAATAACGAAACGGAGAATGATGATACCGGGACCTCCTTAACTGAAGAAGAATATAATGAGGAAGCACGGGGTGAAATTCAACGGACCGGAGGTGGATGATGGCTGCTTGTGTAATGTGTGGAAGCCTTATACCTGACGGGCAAAGAACTTGCTCAATGTGCTATGGTGATATTGAACATGGAAATGATAATTACTGTGAATGCTCCCCTACCTTACGGAAGGGGCTTCTAAACCGAAGTTAGAGACTGCATTCCCAGTCTCAAAATATTGTAAGCATAGTCTTAATATATGTGCTTATTGCTTAAAAGTCAAGAACAATTTAACGGCTGTATCCCCGCCCTTTCGGACAGGGTTTTAGCCCATATACAGATAAAGATTGGGCTGAAAAAGAAGACGATAGAAGAGAAGAATAAACGAAAGAAAAGGAATGATTATGATACAGACCTTAATTATACCGAACAGACTGCCCGGCATGAATGATATTATCGCAGCTGCACATAACAGGCACGGAAATTTCAGCAAGTATGCCGAAATGAAAAAGCGATACGGACTTGAGATAATACTGCTCATTAAAACGCAATGCCTAAGACCGATTACCGTTCCTGTCGATATTGATTTTCATTGGTATGAAGATAATATAAAAGGCAAAAAAAGAGATAAAGACAATATTTCTGCGGGTAAGAAATTTGTGCTGGATGCTCTTGTTGACTCTGGAATTATCAGAGATGATGACTGGAAACAAATCAATACGTTTACTGATCACTTTCACTCTGTAAATGAGGATAAGGTTAGGATAATTTTAAACTATGAGGAGGAATTATGCCTGAAGATAAGATGACGTTGTTTTCTGTAATGCAGCAAGGTAAGTTGATGGTAACTATCAAAGTTGACGGATCAGTTGTTATCGCTCCCGGAGTCAGTCTTGATGATGCGGCGAAAGCATTCTGGGTCGCAGTTGAAAAGCACGGACATGAGAGATTTAATGAGGCTGTTGAGGAATATCCGAAAGTTATCGGAAACAAGGAAGATACTCCGCATCCGGCGGACGAGTTCGATCCGATTGAGGATATGCTATTGAGTGTTTATGATAGAAGTGAATCTTTTTTGAATAACAAAATGTCAACTCCGGGTCCCGTAGCCTCAAGAGAACAAAAACCGATACTTGAAATGCTCGGAGTTCTCGCGAAATGTTCGCTTTATCTATTGCGGGAAATCAAGAGGCCGAAAATCAACTAATACCTACAGGCAAGTAAATGGCACTAATCGAATACGACATATTTGATGGCAAAGTTGACAGAGTTCAGGTTGCCATAGAACGGTTGCAGACGTTTGAACCGCCCGAAGGATATTATCTTGCGTTTTCTGGTGGCAAGGATAGTATTACAGTCTATCGGCTTGCGGAAATGTCGGGGGTAAAGTTCGATGCTCATTTCAATCTTACCACAGTTGACCCACCGGAACTTGTGTATTTCATACGAGAGAATTATCCGACAGTTGAAGTGCATAAGCCTAAAATGTCAATGTGGCAATTAATACCAACAAAGCTAATGCCACCGTCAAGGATGGTAAGGTATTGTTGTCAATACTTAAAAGAGGGTGGCGGTAACGGTAGAAATGTTATAACTGGCATTAGACAAGCAGAGGGTTCAAGGAGAAAAAATAGAAGATTATTTGAAATTTGCCGACAAAATAAAACAAAACACTTTCTTAATCCGATTATAGATTGGTTAGATAAAGATGTGTGGGACTTTATACATCAGCAGAAATTAAAATATTGCAAATTATATGACGAAGGTTATAAGAGAATCGGGTGTATTTTATGCCCTCTGGCAAACAAAAAGAGCAAGGAAGAATATATAAAAAAGTACCCTAAATATTATCAAGCCTATTTAAGAGCATTTGGTAGAATGTTAGAAGAAAGAGATAGAAGAGGATTAGAAACAGTTGCATGGGAAACAGCACAAGAGGTAATGGACTGGTGGATAAGTGATAAAGATAACACAGACCCAGACCAAACGGTAATGTTTGAATAACAAAAGAGGAGAAAAAATGATAATTATCACGCATGACGGGAATCAGACAGTTTTTGCAGAATATGATGAAAATGATATAAAAGCCGAGTTCACTACAAAGAAAATGATTAAATTTAAAGATGCGTCCGGAGAAATTAAAGATGAGGAGTTTGAGTTCAAGTGTATTGTTGCAGGCAAAATAAGCATGGCCGGTTTTGAAAACAAAGTTCTTTCCAAAGAGAAAATAAAGGGACTTATCGGTGATTGTGCTGATGGTGAAGATTTCATGGAAAAAATATATACAGGCGGGAAGATACCAGTCAGAACACTCATAACTCCCAAAATGCAAAATCCTGTTGGCCGGAAACCGTTTACAGCATAAGAGGTATATTGCAAGCATGAACCGTATTTAGCACAACTCAAACTGGAGTTATGATATGAAACTCGTATATATAGCCGGTGCGTATCGAGGTGATGGCAAGCTTGATACAATTTATGAGAATATTCAAACTGCGAGAAAATATGCTAAGAAATATTGGGAACTCGGTTATGCTGTTATATGTCCCCACATGAATTCAGCACTTATGGATGGGGTATGTGATGATAAAATATTTCTTGATGGTGATATTGAAATACTGAAGCGGTGTGATATTATCGTAATGTTACCTAATTGGGAACAGAGTGATGGGGCTACAAAAGAAGTCTACGAAGTCTGGGAAAACGGGCTCGAAATCATTTATGAGGATTAATGTGAAAGAGAAGAATCTTAAAAAACGTGTTATGCTTGCCTGTTCTGTAAAACACGGTACCGTAGTATTTAATAATCCGGTCGGATTCGATGAAATTACTAAGACACACTACGGTCTAACGAAAGGAAGTTCGGATTTAATCGGCTGGCGGAAACCCGATAGAAGCTATCAATAATTGGATTGATAAAAACATTAACAGCTACACAAAGGCAGTTAATGATAACGGAAACCGCATTAAAAAACTCAATAATATTAAAAAGCGGCTGAAATACAAAAGAAAACGGCAGTCTGTTTTTGATGAAATGCTTAAAACTATTATCAAGGCAGCAGAGGGAAGAATATATTCGGCAAAGCGGAAGTTAAAGATATATAAAAAGGCAAAGAGTATATTAAAAGATTATTCGTATGAAGAAGAATGGCCACCATCAATATCTCAAACACTATTGGGAGTTAAATTCAGTAAAGAGCCGGCATATTAATGGTTAAGCGGGGAGAAAATTATAACGGAAATATGTTCTCGACTTGCCATAAAGCAAGGGAGGCTAAAATACTGAGTAAATATAGGTTTGACGATGGTGAACGGCTAAAGATGGCGGAACTCGGTTGTATGCGGATATTGGCGTTTAAAAGATATATGCAGAATATAAGGTTAAGTTCACAACTTGAGATATAAAGAAATCAGGATTAAAAATATCCTTGACAAAATCAAGGTTATATTGTAGTATTCATATAAATTGTCGGTGGACGGAAAACCACTTAAAAAAACCTTTCATTCCCGAGCAGAGGGTAGGTGTTGCCAGAGCACCTGCCCTCTTTTTATCTTGACAAGCGGAGGATTGTTGTTTATACTGGTTGTGTAGAAAGAAGGAAACAATCATGGAACGTTTTAAAGACACGACACGGCTTATTTTTTTTGGCAAAAATCAAATTATATATATGAAACGTGGCTCTCCTACCCTTAGGGGTATATCAGGTGTTTCCATGCATCTGCTTCTGGGCCACGTTTCTTTTTATTTAGATGGATGTATATTATGCGCTGGTTCAAGCATCTAACAGGCAGTCTAAAGGACCCTATGATTTCAGATTTAATTTCTGAATTTGGTGGCGATGGTTATCTTGTATTTTTCGGTATATTAGATATGATGGCAGAAGATTTTAATGAAGATAATCCGGGAATATCAACTTTTTCTTCACAATATTTAACTAAAAACTTGCAGGTTTCTCGACAGAAACTTGTCAAAATTCTATCGTTTTTACAAAATTATCCGAAAAAAAATGGTAAGATATTGCACGAAATCAATGGGAATAATATCACGCTTAACTGTGTTAGATTAAAAGAGTTGGCTGATAATTGGACAAAAAAACTACTGCGAAGTAACTTTAAAGTAACTACATCACAAGAAGAAGAAGTAGAAGAAGAAGTAAAAAAAGATATAAAAGAAAAAGAAAACTCGAATAAAGATAAACCAGAAAAGCAACCCGATAATCACGATTATATTTATAAATGCGATAGTTGCGGTGCAGGATACGGCTCAGTAACTTCTTTAAAGCATTTCTGCGGTGGAACATTTAGAAAGGTGAAAGTATGAAAAGTACAATTAGAACTGTTGAATTTATATGTAAAATGTGTGGTGAGCTTTTAAAGGCTTATTACATCAATACAAAAGATGAAGATGAAACAGTAGAATGTTCATATTGTCAGTACGAGAACACTCTAAAAGATATACTTGATAACGAGCTATGAGAAAGGTGAGGGCATGATTGAAACCAATATTGTCTTGACAATTACGATAATGTTTATTATCTAATACATATCGGAGGACGAGATGACGGCTTATAAAACTAAACATAACATAGTGTTGAAATAGGTATATTATGGGGACTGAAATTAATATAAAAGATATGCTGAAAGTTGAAATACCGAAAGAATTTAATACTCTGAGCTATATGGGAAAGCAGCTTGAGAATACAAGCATGGTTAAAGAGAAAATTATTGCCGTTAATACTCAACACAAAATGACCCGCATTCATCTCAAGGCGAAAAAGAAAAATGAAGTCAAACTTGAACATTTGCATCAACTGTTACCGAACATTCCAGATGTAAATTGCTCTTACCATATTATTTCAAGTGGTAACTTTGTCTTTTGGACATACGTTCCGCACCTGATAAAGCTTGCCGGAAGATTCGATGAGTTTTACTGTAGCACATGGACCATGAATAGGCCAATTGCACACGAAATGCTTGAACTATATGATGCAGGAAAGTTTGGTAAAATCTCTTTACTGACGGGGAGGTATTTCAAGCAACGCGAAACCGCCGTATATGCGTATATTTTGGACGGACTGTTGACACGTGGTCAAAGATACGTTGCATTTAAAAATCATACCAAGCTAATATTGCTTGGGAATAAGGACTGTAAGCTGGTCATAGAAGGGTCCGCAAACCTCACTGCGAACCCAAGGGCGGAGCAGTTTATCTTAACTAATCACAAAGGTTTATATGATTTCAATAGAGATTGGATGGAGGATATGTTTAATGTCAAATGAAAGAGCAATAATTGATGCACGAACGGATACCGTATTAAATTTAATTGTAATGGGATTAACAAGACGGGAGATATTACGATATGTTACAAAAGACGCAGATCCACCGTGGGATGTATGCAATCGCTCGGTTGACAGATATATTGCAGCCGCTAAAAAGATAATAGAAAAGGCCGCAGAAGTGAACATACAGAGGGAACTCGGACTTAGTTCTAAGCGCCTTGAGGACCTTTATAAACGTAACATTTCTATACAAGATTATAAAGGCGCATTAGCCGTGCAAAAGGAACGCAATGAGTTGTTTGGATTGAAAAAACAAGGTATCGATATAAACCATAATTTCCCGGCCTCGTTTGCTGACTTCATCCAGATGGCAACGAAGCAGAAAAAAGAATCGGTGGTAGAAACAGAGGATAATGTGGATATTGAAGAAGAAGATGAACTTAGCGATGAAGATGAACCTGATGAGGAGAATCTTAATTGACAGCCTCAACACAATATCACATGACCGCGCAAGAAATGGATTTATGTCTTGACTATAATCAGCATATGAATGAGTGGATTTATGATATACTTGGTGTCAGGCTGGACAAAGAACAACGTAAAATAATTGAATCGGTTCAGAACAACAGGAGAACATCGGTACGCTCAGGACACGCCAGAGGTAAAGATTATACGGCCGCTGCCCTTGCTCTTGCGTTTTTATATACAAATTATCCTTCCAAAGTAATATTGACAGCTCCATCAAACCGCCAAGTTTTAGGCATTCTAATGGCGGAAATATCAAATATGTATCTGAACGCCGCAATTCCTCTTGGCGGTGAAATGCTCACGAACAGAATAAAATTCAAGGATAAACGGTGGTATCTGTTAGGCTTCAAGGCAAGCGATACCACACCGGAGTCATGGTCAGGCTTTCACAGCGATAATATCCTCGTGATTGTATCGGAAGCATCTGGCATACCACAACAGTCATTTAATGCGATTGAGGGAATATTGACCGGCACGATGTCAAGACTCTTGCTTGTATTCAATCCCACGGTAGCCTCTGGGGAGGCATACAACAGCACAAAATCAAGTTTGTATGTAAAGCATAAGCTGAACTGTTTGAACGCTCCAAACGTGCTTGAGAAGAAGAATATCATTCCTGGACAAGTTGATTATTTGTGGGTGAAAGAAAAGGTTGAAAAATGGTGTATCAATATACCTGCTTATAGTGGCGACCCTACGAAGCATGAATTCACGTTTGAAGATAAGATATACCGCCCGAACGATTTGTTTCTCGTGAAAGTGCTTGCGGAATATCCTGTTGTAAGCGATTTCAAACTTATACCGCTTGAGTGGATTGAGATGGCGAATGAGAGATGGAAAGACTTTATTGAAAGCGGAAAGGCCCCCACAGGAGAGCTAAGGATTGGAGCCGATATATCAGGCATGGGACGCGACTCCACTATATTCCTACATCGCTATCTCTGGAAAGAGGAAATAAAGCAGGTCAACGAAGTACAAATTGATGATGATTATGAATCTGACGATATATATGCAGGTTTCCATGACGAGAAGCCAGAGAAGCCGATATTCAAGGAGTTTGATTTTGTTGAGAAGTGTGAGGAGTATAATCACAGCGACCACATGGACACCGCCGAAAAGCTTATGGCAATCCACAACATAAATGGGAAGAAACTGTTCATCGATGCAATCGGTGAGGGTGCAGGTGTACATTCCCGGGTAAAGCAGTTGGCTCGTGATATAAAAGGATGCCGTTCGTTCCCTGTGAAGTTCTCGGAAAGTGCAAAAGGCTTGACAGATGTTTCAAGAGAGCGTAAATTCGGTAATATGAGAGCCTATCTTATGTGGTCGATCCGGGACGCATTAGACCCGAAACTTGGAGCGTATCTCATGTTGCCGCCGGATGATTTATTAACTGAAGAACTTGCAGAACCACAGTTTGAGATAAAGAGCAACGGTGAAATAATGATTGAACCGAAAGAAGATATAAAAGCACGGATAGGGAGAAGTCCTGATAGAGCAGACAGCTTGGCACAGACGTACTATCCGAAAGGTGATATTTCGATAAGGTTTATTTAACCGGAGGGAAGTGAAATGGGACGGAAACCACATGAAAAGAACAGATGAGAAAAAATTAGAGAAGATATTCGGGAAGATTAGTAAAAACAAGTTTAAGTGCGATTATTTGCATTGTGTGTTCGGTATGGGACTTGCTGGATTTGAGAGGTGTGCGATAAGGCACTCCAATCCTTATAACCCGAAATGTCCGGCTTTCAAGACGGAAGAAGAAATGTTTGCAGACCACGAAGCATCGCGAAAATAAAATAACATCCGGAGGAGTAAGGTGAGGATAAGATGGACATTGAAAGTTTTGCAAAACTGCCGATTAATATTGTAAGAAACGCCGGAGGTATATTCAAGGCAACTCAAGATATATTGCTCGGCAAGGTTGATAGAAGTCCGTTAACATCGAGATTATTGCAGCAATACCAGTATGGCAAGCCACTACTCAAACCGCAGGAGTTTTCAGCGTTAGTCGCCGCTTACAAAGAGTGGGTGTATATCTGTTCTTCCAAGAACGCAACAACCGCAGCATCTATTCCGCTCCGGCTCTTTGTTGCCAAGACAAGCTCAAAATCAAAGCTGTTACGTCCGTCAATTCCAATTACGAAAGACGTTCGGGACAGATTACACTCAAAGGCGGGACTTCAGCACATCGTCCGGAAGTCAGTAGAGATTGAGGAAATAGTCGAACATAACTGGTTGCTGTTAATGAAGAACGTAAACCCGTTTATGAACCGGTTTATGCTTTGGGAGTTGACTCATCTGCATCTCGAATTAACAGGCAATGCTTATTGGTGGGTGATAAAAAATTCCGCTGGGGTTCCTGCTGAGATATGGCCGGTTCAATCGCAGTCGATGTGGATTGTTCCAAGCAAAGATAAATTCATTGACGGCTATTTGTTTAAAAATGGTATGAACAGTATATCGTTCGGCTTCGAAGAAATAATCCACTTCAAATATGCCAATCCAAACCACTCTTATTATGGCTTTGGACCGCTATCAGCCATTACAGACTCTTATAATATATATCAGAACATGAATGAATACGAAAAGGCTATATTCAGGAACATGGGCCGGCCGGACGGACTTCTCGAAACAGACCAGACAGGCATGGACGATGAAACCTACGAGAGAATACATCAGGAGTGGGAAGAAAACTATGGTGGAATGTCCAATGCTGGCAAGATTGCAATATTGGAGTCTGGGACGAAATACAAGCCGTTAAATTTCGCACCGAAAGAAATGAACTTTATGAAAGGCAGAGAAGCCACGAAAGACGTTATCCGTAACGCATACGGACAGACACAAGCCATGTTTGAAGCCAGTTCACTTGCATCTGCAGAAATAGCTGATAGGGCTTATCGCAAGGACACGATAGAACCTCGCTTAACTCGTATAGAGGAAAAAATAAACGAACAGTTTATGCCGCTTTATAATGACATGACCTTGTTCGTTTCTTTCGATGATCCTGTTGCGCAGAACAAAGAAGAAATCAGAAACGAGCAGAAACACAGGCTCGAAATGGGACTGTCAGATATTAACACGGAACGTCATTTGATGGGCGATGAACCATATCCCTACGAAGAAGCGAATGTTCCGTTCGTTGCAACAGGCAGGGCAGCTATAAACGCACCGAAATTAGCAGCACCGGCGCAACTATCGGCTATGTCGGAACTCGCTGAGAATATAGCAGCCAAAATGTTAGAGGGCTAAATAAGGGTAAAGATGTCAAGAGAAATAAAGTGTTCGCAATGCGGCAAGGTGTTCGAGGCGAAAGGAAGTCGGGCTAAATGTTGCTCGGAGTCTTGCAGAAGAAAAGTCAGGGAGGCATACAACAAAAAATACCGTGAGACTCATAGGGAAGAACTTGCTGCACGCCGTAGAAAATACTATGAGACGCATAGAGAAGAGAGAAGAGCATACAACATAAAAAAACATGAAGACAATAAAGAAGAAGATAATGCACGCAGTAGAAAACACTACGAGACTCACAAAGAAGAACATGCTGCACACAGGAGAAAATGGTATGAGACTCACAGGGAAGAATGCAATGCAGGCAGTAAAAAATGGCGTGAGACTCATAGGGAAGAACTTGCTGCAAATAAGAGAAAATATTACCATGAAATACAAAAATTAGACCCGCTGTATATACTAAACAAGCGTATGTCTTACGGTATAAGGGACTCATTAAAAGGCAATAAAAACGGTTCCCCGTGGGAAAGTTTAGTGCCTTACACTTTAGAAGATGTGCAGAAAAGTTTTGAAAAACTATTTAAACCGGGTATGACTTGGGAAAATTTTGGCAAATGGCATATTGACCATAAAATACCAGTATGGGCATTTAACTTTTCGAGTCCTTATGATATTGATTTTCAAAGATGTTGGGCTTTGGAAAACCTACAACCGATGTGGGCAGAAGATAATTTAAAGAAAAGCAACAAACTTGAACAAGCATTCCAACCGAGTCTTGCTTTTGGGATAGCAATATAAATGATGCACCGTTAGAGGGCTAAATATTAGCATGGTAGAACGTTACATTAACCGGAGGAAAGAAGATGAAAAAGTTATTTTCAATCATAATGTTAATATTCATTGGCTTAGGCTGTGAAGGTAAAGTCGGGCCCGTTGGACCGCAAGGCATTCAAGGAGAAAAGGGAGAACCAGGCAAATCTATTGTCGATGAATGGACATATTCAGTCAAAGCAGATGATGTAAAGAAATATGAAGGCAATTGGTGGGTATTAATCTATGATGATCGCTTTAATACAAATGCAACCTATGAAGTATGGCAGGATTTATATGGTGATGGCAAAGTATGGTTTAACCTGAATTTGTTTTATAATATTTTAGGATACCAATTTGCAATCATGATATCAGAAGGCTTAATGCTTATGTCCGCAGACACTGACATGACCGGAGCTAAGTTAAAAATATTCAAAATACGGTAAATCTGGGCAATTATAATTAACAGAAAGTAGGCGAATAAAATGGAAACTTATCGGGATGTGATTAACAGACAGAAAAAAGAAATTGAGGATTTGCAAAGAAACTGTAAGCATGAAAATATGACAATTGAAGCTCAGGGGAAAATCCTTGAGCTTTATGCACATTGCGAAGATTGTGGCATTAATCAGATAATTATTATTCGTAGCGGAACGAAGGTGAACGATTTGATTGATGAAATAAGGAAGCAGATTAATGATTGCAACAAAATTAGTCAATATGGTGTACGAAAAGCTGCTTAAGGCCGTCAACAGCGGACGAATGATAAAGACTTCACCCTATCTATCATTGACGGACTTATCAGAGCGTCAAAAGGAGCTGCTGTGGAAGAACTTTATTAACCGCACAGAGCCGATTGAAAAGCGATATATAAAAGACCTCAAGGCATACTTCAATAAGCAGGCTAAAAGTGTACTTGAGGTAATGGCAAAGTATGAAGAAACAGGCCGTCCGTTCACCGTTGAGAGTATTGATATTTCTCTGTTTTACCCGGATGAGTGGCATGAAGAATTAAAAGTTATGAACACAAAATATAACCTTGAAAGCATCAAAGCCGGTGGAGATAACGCCGACCTACTTAGGAAAACATTTGATATTAACGATGTTGCAATTACATTGTTTATCGCAAATAAGGAAGATACATTTGCATTTGGAATTAACGATTATACGTCCGCACTACTACGCAATCAGCTTTTAATAGGACTTGAAAATCAAGAGGACATGAGGCAGTTGACAGGCCGTGTCCAGAATGTGTTCAATTTCAACGAAAAGTACCGGGCAAAGCGTATCGCTCAAACAGAAGTAATTGGAGCCGCCAATTTCGGTTCACTTGAAAGCTCGAAGCAGTCCGGCGTTGTGTGGGGGAATCAATGGCTTGCGGCACTCGATGAGCATACAAGACCGAACCACGCTCAATTAGGTAGAGAGCAGGTGAAGGTAAAACTTGGCGATAGGTTTCCTCTCGTCAATGTCGAATATCCCGGTGATCCGAGCGGAGCTGCTGAAAATGTTGTGAACTGTAGGTGTGCATTAAAGCCGATATTGAGAGAGCCGTTAGATGAAGAATGATTTGTTTCCGTCGGCAATAACTCAATTAATGATGTCAATAACTCTATTAAGGATAAATTACAGTCGAATAATGAACAGCACAAAAACTCTAAAAACAATGAATGTGGTGATTAATTGAATAAAAATATTCTTTATCATATTTGTGCTTTTTATATAACTAATTACACTACAAATTAGGTTAATGTCGGATTAACCCATATTTCGGATATCCGAAACCCACATAATATTGACATTTAGTACACAAAGTAAAGGAGAGTAAAGGATATTAAATAAAAGAATAAATGCGCGCGCGTAAAATATCACTTGACATTTATTTGTAAAATATTATTATGCGTGATATAGAAATTACTAAACGGAGGGCGTAAAAAGGTATTGTTGAAATACCTATTGCGCCTTTTTTATTGGAGGATTTTGTGATGACCGACCTTATAACGACAAGATTTAAGTTGAAAGAAATATTCCCAAACATAGCAGCAAAAATGGAAAAGACATTGAAAGAACATGATGTTAATCCTGAAGAAGCTGAGTTTATTCGTAAGGGAATAATTCCCAGAGACATGAGATTCGAAGAAGGTGAGAACGCTGTTGTGAGCTACATCACTACAAACACAAAAGACAGGGACGGCGAAGTTATCGAACCAAAGGGAGCTATGCTTGAGGATTATTTGAAAAACCCAGTAGTTCTTTTTGGACATGACTACTGGAGTATGCCGATTGGGAAGTGTGTTAGTATCAAGAAAGACAACAAGGGACTGATTGCAAAGACTGTTTATTACAACAAGGGCTTAGGACAAGAGGTGTTTGAATATCGTAAAGCCGGTTTCCCGTTAGCGGAATCAATCGGCTTTATTCCGTTAGAGTGGACTGATTACAGCAAGAATGATGGCACCGATGAAAGCAAAGATGGAGTTCGCAGGCGATACACAAAATGGAATATGCTTGAGTATTCAGATGTTTCTGTTCCAAGCAATCCCGAAGCAATTATGCTTGCCGTTTCAAAAGGACTGATGCCGGTAAAGATTGCTGATGTCGATAAAGCAGGAAACTACACGATGTTGCTTGAGAGTGAAGACAAGTATATTCACTTCAACGATAAAGTTGATAAGAACAGAATTACGCAGGTGCTTATGGACTTTGGCGGGTTACTACAGAAAGAAGATTTCGGGTCGTTCGATATTGATGAGTTCTGTGAAAAGAACAAGGTTGAGATTTACGAGAAGTCCGAAACATCGTTTTCATTCCCGGACATAAAATCTGAAGCAACTGAAGAAAAGTCCGAAGATGAAGTAATTATAAAAAAAGTAGATATGACTGGCAATCCATCTGTCTGGGATATAACTGAGGCAATTCAGGCGCTAATAACTCCCCCGATTGGATTGAGATGGACCAAATGGGTTTGCGATATATACCCGGTAAAATATCCTGATGGACATGTTATTATTTGTGATGATGGCGATGGTAAGAATAAATATTATCAATTCGATTATACTTTCAAGGAGGGCGCTGCGACACTATCTGATAAGTATATTGAAATTGAGTCTGTTTATAAGCCGAAAGGATTTTTTGCCAAAAGCGGACGTGAGTTTTCTGCTAAAAACATCAAAGCGATAAAAACAGTCATTGATAATATGCAATCTGCTGTTATAGCACTGAAAGCCATGCTCAATGAAGTGGAGCAGCCGGTAGAAGAAGCCATCAGTGATGTAACTCAAGTCAAGACTACTAATACCCCTCGCAAACTAAATAAAGACGAAATATCGGCTCTATTCGATGCCAATGGCGATGATGAGGTTACAATCAAACCGAGAATAATTAACGCAACCGAACTAAAAGGACTGTTCTCTTCAGCAAGTGAGGAAATATTACGGAAAAGCAATACGGAAAAAGAAGAAAATACATTGAGAAGCAAAGGAGTAGTTCAAATACCATAATACCAGAAGTGTTAGGCGAGAGCCAGAAACATTAGGTGTTTAACATTTCACGTTAATTCTAAAAAGAGGTAATTAAAAATGTCTGAAGATATTAAAAAAACAGAAGAAAAGGACGAAACCGTTATGGTTAAGGTTTCAGACCTGAAAAAAATCATCAGCGAGGGTATTGAGTCGCAGTTGAAAGTAAGCGGAATCACGATTGACGATAACATGAAAGCTATGGTTCGTGAAATTGCTGAAGAAGTTTACAACAACGACAAAAACAATGCACAGCGTACTACGAAACTTTCGCCAAGAGAGGACCCGAAAGGCGGATTCAAATCAATGTCCGATTTTGCGTCTGCTGTCATCAAGTTTGAAACATCTGAAACTCATACCATGACTCCCGAACTTGTTGAATGGACGAAAATCTGTGATGCAAGACAGAAAACAGCCGGAAGTCCCGCACAAAGTCTGGAAAGTGGAGAGCTTGGCGGATTTCTCATTCCTACTGAGTTCAGTTCGACTGTTATGATGAGAGTAAGAGAACGCTCAAATATCATGCAGTCCGCAAGAGTCGTGCCGATGAGCGCGAACACAATTAACGTTCCCTATATCAAAGGCTTCAACGAAAGTCAGGGCAAAGTTCATGGTAACATCAGCTTTATATGGCCGCAGGAAACAGGCGACCGCTCTGCCGGAAAGAATATTGAGCTTGGCGAAATTCAGTTAACCCTGCGTGAAGCATCCGCAATGGTGTACCTGAACAATTCACTAACAAAATTCAGTCCGATTTCGATTGAGCCTTTTGTAACGTCCGCTCTTGATGACGCTCTTGATTTTGCATTATCAGAAGTGTTCATTGACGGTAGTGGAGCCGGCAAGCCTCTCGGTATCTTGAATTCAGACTCTTTGGTTTCTGTTGCTGCAGAAGCCGAACAGTCAGCCGATACCATTGAAATCGAAAACATCCTCCAAATGTTTGCAAGGCATTACGGAACAAACAAAGAATGGTTCGCGAACGTTGACTGCTTGCCACAGATTGCCACTATGGTAATCGCAGGCGGTGGAACATCCACTCCTGTATTTATGCCCGCAGGTGGAGCAACCGGAAGATTGAGCGATACTCTGCTCGGCCGTCCGATAAGATGGAATGACCATGCGAAAACTCTCGGCGATGCCGGAGATATTATTCTTGCCGATTGGAGCCAGTATCTTGTAGGACTGTTCAAGGGCGATGGCGGGATGGAAGTTGCGGAGTCTATTCATCTGAAATTCGATTACAATCAAAAGGCATTGAGATTTACGTTCTATGTTGATGGACAGTCTTGGTGGCCTACACCGTTTACTCCGAAAAACAGCACAAAAACTCGGAGTCCTTTTGTCGTTACCGTAGCGCGCTGAGGCAAATAAATTGGAAAAATGGCATATTGACCATATTATCCCAGTTTCAGCATTTAATTTTACCAAGCCCGAGCATATAGACTTTAATAAATGTTGGGCATTGAGTAATTTACAACCACTATGGGCAGAAGAAAATCTATCAAAACATAAAAAACTTAAAGAAGCTTTTCAACCAAGTTTTATGTTTTAGTTAAAAAGGTTTTTAGAATTCTTTCCGTAGCAAATTGCTAAAAAAGAAAAACAAACTTTAAACAAGGAGCACTACGATGTTTGGTAAAGAAATGGTTCAAAACATGGATTTTGTCATGATACCTCCGCAAGATATTGATGACGCTGCTGTCGATTCAGCTTGGGTTGACATGAAAAATTATGGTCATGCAGTTGTTATTATTTCTGTTGGAGATACATCAGGAGCAGCATTTGCCGTAACGTTCAACGAGGCAAGCGATACGTCCGGAACAGGCGAACAGGTTCTTGCTTATACAAGAGCATGGTCAAGCGGTCAAAAACTGCTTATCGACACAGTTGTCGGCACTCCGGTTGTAGGTGAAACTATAACATCAACGCTTACGGCTGAAATCAATGAAATCGGTAAAGATTATCTTATCGTTAGAAATCTCACAGGCGGAACAACTTGGACTGATAACGCGGCAATAACATTCGGCAATTCCGGCGCAACTGCTGTTATGAACGGAACAGGCGAACAGGAAGATATTTTAGTTCCTCTTTATACAGCTCCGTCAAGCACAGTTACAATACCGGCCGTTACGTTCAAGAATTATTTGTTCGAAATTGATGCCGATAGTCTGTCTACTGGTTACAGTTGTATTCAGGTTGCGTTGTCTGATCCGACTGCCGCTACGATTGCAGGTGGCATAATTATTCTGTCTGACGCAAGATACAGAGGTATGCCAATGCCAGGTGTTATGGGAACGCAGAAGATGGCCGCAACGTTTGCGTAATTTAACGGAGGCTATATAAATGCAATATTACAAAATAGTTAAACCATATCCCGGCTTTGAAGTAGGACAGGTTATTTCGGTTGCCAGTCCAGAACGTTTTGCAGATATGCAAGCGGGTTATGGTATTCCGGCAGATGACCCTAATATCGTTAAGCCGAAAACCGACGAGAAAAAGGTTGAGAAAGTACTTGAGAAAGCTACTGTTGAAATAGTCGATGAAGTAGTTGATAAAGTCGAAATTGAGGCAGAAGTTGTTATTGAGAAAGAACCTGAAGTAAAACCGGTTGAAACAAAAAGGGCTGTTAGCAGAAAAGCCACTCAAAAACCGAAGAAAACGGAATAGGGAGAGCAGGGCTAATTCCCTGCTCTTTCCTCAAAGGAGGGCAAATATAATGAGTAACGCAGTAGTTGAAGTAATATTAAAGAAACCGTATATGAACTTTCCGAAAGGTGCAAAAGTTACTCTTGGTAGAGATAAAGCAGACTTGCTTGTTAAGAGAAAAACTGCAATCATAAAAGGAGTAGAGGCAAGTTATTCGGAGGACGAAGTAGGTAACAAACTGCTCTCGAAGCAAAAAGAAATTGATGAAATGAATGGCAAGTTACTTGATGCCACAGATGAAAATGTAAGTCTGAAAAAAGCAAATGCCGAACTGAACGGACTATTGGATGAGGAGCAAAGGAAAGTGGGATTTCTCGAGAGTAAAGTTAAAAAGTATTCCGATGCTTATAGAGATTTTAACAAAACCGAACCGGAAAATAAGGCAGTTAACGCTCCGCCGGTTGATAAAATGATAAAGGGAGATAAGTCCGAAACAAAGGACGTTAAAAAGTAAATTTCTAAACAGCGGTTAAAATCCGTGAAAGGAAAAATGAAATGGGTAGTAAAACTTCTTTATTTTATAACAGACAGTCAGGCGGGAGATTCGCCATCGAGGACCAAGGTTTGAATACTGGGAATAGATGGTTTGTTGACTCCGGAAGTGCTAATGCAGGAAATGCTGCAGGAAAAGGCATGAGCCCGTCCGCTCCGTTTTCTTCCCTGACATACGCTTTTTCGTCCGACCGCGTTCAGGCTAACAACGGTGATATTGTTTATGTTATGCCCGGACACGCTGAAGCAGTTGCTTCTGACGGTGCATTGACGATTGATATTGCAGGTGTCGAAGTTTGGGGACTTGGTAGAGGTGATAACCGCCCTCTTATAACAATATCGACCGCCGCCGCAGCAGCAGCCCTGATAACCGGAGCCGGAACGATAATGCACGGTTTCAGATGGAGCATTGCAATTGATGCCGCGACCGACCCGATACAAATCTCTGGAGCCGGTGGTGATTTCTACGATTGGGAGATTATAGAAGCGTCCGCTTGCGAAGCTCTCGACCTGTTAAGCGTTTCCACAGGTGGAACACGCACAAAAATCCATGACATGGTTATCAAAGGCAGGAATACTACTGATGGCGATGCTCTCAATGCAATTCATCTTGACGGCTGTGATGATGTCGAAATTTACAACATCCACGCCTATAACGGAGATTGGAAAGAAGGTGTAATATTCAATCAGGGCGATGAAGTATTGGATATTAAAATTCACGACTGCATACTGCAAACCAAAGCGACCGAAGATTTGTCAATAGTTCTCGATACTAACGCAACCGGTGAGATATACAATCTGAAATGTATTCTGTTCGAGAATGCAGCGAATATCGATGAGTGTTTGAGCATTGGCAAATGCCACGCTTATGACCCGATACTTGTTGTCAATGCCGATGGCGAAAAAGGTATTGAATGGCCGGGTACTGATTCAACAGACGCATAATATATTGCTTATAACGATTGCAGGGGTTCGCAAGTTCCCCTGCATACTAATAGTTAAGAGGTAAATTATGATAGAAATAGTATCAAGAATTAAGCAATATCAGGGACCCTCAACAGATACGAAACCGAAAGACAATAGTGTTTATCCCGGTTCGACTTTCCATGAGGTAAATACTGGTGCGTTGTTTGTTTATTACAATGGCGATTGGATTGATGATTTGAGATATATTTACGCAATTTCACAAGGTATTAAACCGTAAAACATAAGGAGTACGACAATGCAATTAGAAGGAAAAGTAGGTGTGCAGGCTTTGAATAGCGGTTCGCCCGGTGTTATAAGAATTGACGGTAGAGGTAATGTCAGCACTCAAAAGGGCGGAAAATATACTGAAGCGACATTAGCAGGTAGAATGTTCGCCGTTGCGAATCAGGCTGTTGTGAATGTAACGGCTGGTTTAGCAGCAACCTATACAGGACTTGCTCTTGTTAATCCGGTAGGTTCTGGGAAAAATCTTATTATACATGAAATGGGTGCTATTAATGAAATTGCACTCCCTACTGCCGCTTGTGTATTCGGAGTTATGACAGGTGGCGGTGTAGGTGCAGCCACATCAGTAATCGCAGCACGAAACAGATTGTCAGGTGGGCCGGCATCGAAAGCTTATGTTGATAGTGCCGTTGTATTCACGGAAGCACCCGTACTTGAACAGGTTTTTCATACGTTCCATACTGGAGCAGTTACGACTGCTATAGGTTCGGGGTTTTATGCGATTCTTGACGGTTCGCTGGTTATCACTCCCGGCTATCATGTATGTCCGTATGCTTCGGCTGTCAATAATGCAACTTTCCAGTTCTCGATTTTATGGGAAGAAATTGATGTGTAATTAAAATTGTGATTTGAGGGGGTGTAAAAGCCCCCTTAAACGCAAGATATTGATTGGAAACAGTAAAGTTAATACAAACTATCACACTCAGACACGAAACGCTGTTTAAGGGCAGGTTAAACGATTACAGGAGCAAATAATGCCATATAACGATACCGATACAGCACAGGCTTTAATTGGAACCGCAGGAGCATCGTTAACAGAAGAAATACTAAACGTTGCTCAGGCTATTATTCACAAATGGAGTCAGTTGCGTTGGACGGACACGGCAGTTGTTGATAGGTTTTCTGGCAGGAATAATAAAATAGTGTTTTTGAACTATCCGATTACGACTTGGAATTACTTGAAAGAGATTGACCAGCAGAACTCAAGTGAGAATGAGCTTGACAGATACAACGATTATGATGTTGACGAGAAAACAGGAAAGCTCGATATATCAGGCGGAAACTATAAAGCATTTTTCCCGGAAACTGAAATGAGTTCTCCTATGGGACGATTTATAAATGGCAATAATAATTATGAAGTTAGTTATATATACGGATATGATTCAACGAACAATAATTATCCGATTGTGCAGTACGTTGAGGCGGCAATTGCCCTAGAGATAAAGAAGAATCCACTTCTTTTGCAAACGTTAAACCTGACAGGCGGAACTACTCTGAACTTTGGCAACGATGGAATATATAAATTACTGCTAATGATTCCACGGGGGAAAGGTGTAGGTAGGAAATATTGATTGAGAACCAGTTCATACAGACCTGCACAATACAAAGGAAAAAGGATAGTGCAAATTACGGCGGCATAAGTGCTGATAATTATGACATCGTTTATGAAAAGGAACCGTGTTTGTTTATACAGACTATCGGCAGGACTGAAAAGAGAGGCGAGGCAGCAATCAGTACAGTAATTGATGGATATATCAGGATTGGGAGAGAAATAGTAAGCACGGACAGGCTAATAATAAATGATTATATATATTATATCGCGAATGTTAAAGAAGTTAGGAATTTATACACAGATGAAATTGAGTTTTGGGAGGGAAGTGCAACAAGAGTAGGTAAATATACAGATGAATCAAGTGAACTTGTCATAAGAGAATATGGAGGATAAAATGAAAACACGGTTACAGTTGCTCGATGGACTTGTGAATGGAACACTCACGGGAAAAGAAAGAATGATTGCTTTAGAAAATCCAGTTGTATTTAAAGCGTATGAAGATATTCTAAATGGTGGTGTTTTTAAAACGAAACCGAAACACGCAAAGACAAAGGGGGCGAAATAATGCCAGATTTAAAATTAGTTAATATTCCCGGAGCAGGACCGCTTATATATTCAAAGATGGGTGCAGGGACGAGAGCGACTGCTGACCTTTTCAATTTTCAGAAAAATAATACAGAGGTATTCAGCGTTGACTATCAAGGACTGCCTGATCCCGGCGGAAACCAAGCCTCAAGAGTATTGTCGATAGAAGTTGGAGATATTGTTGCCGACTCTGATGCTCTTGATTTCTTCTTGTTTGAAGTACGGTCCACTATCGTAATAACCGCAGTAAGTTATTCTGTCGATACTGCGACTGCAGACGGTAGTTCTAGCGGACAGACGCTTTTAATAAGCGATGAATCTGCCAATCAAATCGTTTCCGTTGCAACACCTTCAGCTAATCCCGGAGTAGCACAGGCGACAGTAACAACGATGGGTGATGTAACCTACGGAACGTTGACTACCGGAGATTATCTAATGTTCGCTCCGACAAAAGTTTCATCCGGTTTAGCGATGAGCGGATTGACTTTCTATTTCACTTATACGATGAGCAATTAATCGATTTACATATAATTGGAGGTTAAAAATATGCCAGCATTAGACTTTGAAGATACTCAAAAGAGAGATGAATGTATCAAGGTTGATATATTCAATAAACGTGATTTTTTTCGTAATGATTTAGCGGGTACGAGAAACTTCACATGGACCAAAGACGGATTTCTCGACACGACAAGCGGATGGAAAGACCGGTATGTTACTGTAAATCTCGGCGATTTGTCTGCTGATAGTGATGATTATGACTATCCGCTTTTACGGTTCCCTGTTGACGTAACGATAACGAACGTTGAGATTGCAGTCGATACAACGATTGTTGCAGATGCCACTAACTACAATACGTTCACAATATACTCAAGTGGACGATCAACAGCTATGGTAACTGCCCTATCGACCGCAACAGGCTTTACGTTGCACGTTCCGCGAGCATTTACAGGAATAACGGCCACTACTGGAAAACTCGCGGCCGGCGATACGATGTATCTTTCTCCTGTGGCGACAGCTTCCGGAAAAGCAATGAGCGGCGTTTCCGTTGCTGTAACTTTCACGGTTGACAGGCCTGAAGCAGTATCGGGCGACCAAGAGGATAACCTCCTCCAGATTATTAACGGTGAGGCCGGGTCTGATGGCTTGATTGAGTCTGACCATTTGCTCCGCGACCATTTAATACAGCGCAGGAATAATGAAGTTGTAATGCGTATTGATGTTGATGGCATAATGACTGCCGGTCCGACATACACTCCTCCCGATATGTATCACGTTGCGATGGCGAATATCGGAACTATCGTTGCCGCTGATAGTGAAGCGAAAAAATGTGTATTGATAAAACCGAATGGAACTATACAGATTGACAAGATTTATTTCGGTGCAGACACGACTGCAGCAGCTGACAGCGAAACCGCTTATATGGAAGTTATTGTATGCGATGGTTCTGATAATAAAATCGCATCAGCTTTCGTTCACGGTCCCGCAGGAGCAGGGCAGGCTTTAACTGCTGGGCGTTTGTATGACATGGGCGAAATAAGCGATGAGTATTCTAAAATATCAAGTTCGGAGCAGGTTGAAGTTCAGTTCTTGGCTTTAGGCTCTCCGAGTGATATTGCAGGACTAACCGTTGCAATCGTTTATAGAAAGATTGATTAATGTTACCTGATTTTTCGATGGCGTTAAAAACATACTTGGAGTCCAAGCGAACCGATATAGTAGGCGGAAGCGATATTGAAAACAAGTTGCATTTTATACTTGATGAATTCGATACCGATACAGGTATTCCGGCTATTATGGTTAGAGAAACAGGAGGAGGTGGCGGTAATAATTATTTGCCGACTTTTACAACATCTACGTTTCAATTATGGACTCGGGCAAAACAGCCCCCACAGGCGAAGACGCTAATCAGAAATGTTGATGTGTTTTTGCATAGATACGGACCTGCTTTGATGACTAATGATGTTTATGTGTGGCATATTGGAAGAAACACTAACCCTCAAAGGATGGACGACCCGGATACGCATTTTGCTCAATATTTTTGTTTGTATGATGTGGTGTATCGGGAAGCTGATGGTGCATGATGAATAATGAACCATTGAAAATAGAGATTACAGGATCGGAAGAACTTTTAAAAACGTTCGGATTGTTATCTAAGGGAATAGATGCTGATTTTGTTATGATTAATGCTATGAAACGTATTGGTAAAGAGGTTGAGGCAAACGCTAAAGATTTACTACAGGAGAAAATATATGAAACTCCGTCAAGTCCGTATTATGTTCGAACAGGACTTCTAAGAGCGAGAACGCAATCAGATAGCAATCCTACAAAAGAAATGAACGGAACGCTGTCAATATCTGTACGCTCAAAGGTTCATTACGCTCAATATATAGAGTTCGGAACAAGCAGGATGAACGCAAGGGCGTTCTTGATGCCGGCAGCAGAAAAAACAAAGGGAGAAATATCAAGAATATTAAAAGATGCAATAATGGATTATTTAAAATCAAAGGGGAGGTAAAATATTATGACTGACATGACATTCACCGATGCAAAAATTGAGATGAGTGCCGCCCAGATAACTTTTGGAGGTACTGACCTTGGTGGCACTACAGGTGGAGCGACTTTCACTTATACGGTTGGGATGCAGAAAATCTTTGTTGACCAATCATCCATGCCGAGAAAACATAAGATAACTCAAGAGGAGTGCCAAGCTGTTGTAAATCTATCAGAATACAGTTTCGATAATTTACGCAAGGCTTTGCCTGCAGGAACATATACTCTTGATAGCGGCGGTGCAAAGGAAAAGATTGAGATTGGTGGAACTCAAATTGTTTCAGGTGATTATGAAGAATTAATAATTACACCTGTAACTGGCGGTTCCGGGACTATTGACACCGACAGCAACCTTAAAGTTACGATTTACAAAGCTATCGCAATCAGCAATCTCGAATTAGGATTCACAAAAGAGGGTGTTCGGGTTATTGCAATTACATTCGATGCGATTGCCGATACAACAAAAGCAGCCGGAAAGCAATTATTCGCACTTGGTGATACGACCGCTACAGCATAATTAAACCTGCATACGTTTTAATTTTGTATGCTATATGTTAAACCGGAGGAAGATGCAATGAAAGCTAAAGAAAAAAAAGATGTTGACGAAACTATCAAAACAAAAGAAGAAATTATAACCGCAGACGCGTGGAAACAACTTGGCAAAAATACATGGATTGTAAAATTGCCATCAGGTGCGAATGTAGAGCTTAAACAGTTCAATCTTTTTGAAAGTGCTGCATTAGGGCATATACCACTAAACCTTGTCAATCTGTCAATGTCATGTGCAGAAAAGATGTCAAGTCGGGATGGCTTTAAACAGTTAAGTTCTAAGGAACTTGAGGGTATGATAGAACTGATTAACAAAATTACCCTTAAAGCCGTTGTAAATCCGAAAGTTTCCGAAACAGAGGAAGCCGGCGTAATACTATTAAGCGATATTAGCGTCAACGATAAGTTTGCGATATTTGCGGCTATCAATGAAGTAAAGGAGGGCAGCAGGCAACTGTTACCCTTTTCTTCGAAATGACGGTATGGTTAGAACGATTGACGGCGTATGTCAGAGATACGGACAGAGGCCGTCATCGATTATTGGGATAAAAGATGAATTAGTGGCTTATGAGTTCGATGTTTCCGTTGCAATAAAAGGCTCAAAAATGGAACAAGATGAAATGGAAAGCAAAACAGGCGATACCAAAAAACGAGCTATTATTGATGATAAAAAAGTAATGTCGGAACAGGAATTAAAAAGACTCCGTTCTCAATTCGGTTCAGTTGCTAATTTGCAGAATATGTCCACGAGGAAATAATTATTATGGCTGATGTAGTTGCGGGGAATCTGATTGTAAATATAAAAGCAATGACTGGTGATTTCCAGAGAAATATGGATAATGCAACTAAAGGCTTATCAGGCTTTTCTAAAAATGTGGCAAATACACAAATCTCTTTGAAAAAGCTTACTATTGCATTTACTGCATTTACTGCTGCCTCCGGTCTTGTCGCCCGTAGTTTTATTAAAGCTGCAAGTGAGGCGGAAGGTTATCAGGTCAGATTAAAAGTTCTGTTAGGTTCTCAATCTGAAGGCAACAGAATGTTTCAAGAAATGACTAAGTATGCCTCCAAAGTTCCTTTTACATACAGAGAAGTTATGGGTGCTGCTACAAGCCTTTCCGGAGTCATGAGAGGCGGAGTTGATGAAATAAAAGAATGGATGCCTTTAATAGGAGATTTAGCCGCTGCATCAGGACTTGATATTCAGACGACTACATCGCAAGTAATAAAAATGTATTCTGCGGGTGCTGCCGCTGCGGACATGTTTCGGGAACGAGGTATCCTTGCCATGCTTGGATTTAAAGCAGGTGTAAGCTATTCTGCCGAAGAGACCCGAAAGGCAATGTTTGAAGCATGGAATAAAGCCGATAGTCAGTTTAAGGGAGCTACGGATGAACTTTCTAAAACATGGACAGGTTTAACTTCAATGCTTTCTGATGCTTGGTTTCAGTTTAAAGTGGATGTTATGGAAGCTGGTTTATTTGATGCAATAAAAGAAGAAATTTTAAAATTAATTGAAAAAATTAATGAATTGAAAGAAGCTGGTAAATTAGAAGAATGGGCTAATAAAATTAGTGGTAGCTTTGAAAAAATAATAAGTTCTTTTAATGATATTAGTTTAAAAATTGATGTTTTAATTGGTAGATTCTTGAAACTTGGTTATGCCATAAAGAATTTTGGTATGTTTGGTGGATTAGGCGATCCTTTATCTATTAAAAAAATTAATAAATATTTTGAGGAAGTAGACCAAGCAGTGTCTGAGATGATGTTGGAAAGAATGGGAATAAGACCTTATGGAGGTATAACTCCAGAAGAATACCAAACATCAAAAACACCAATAATGTTCCGAAAAGGATTTAAAGGATTTGAAACTGCAGGCGGTGGTGGTGAAGGTGGTGAAGGTGGTGAAGGTGGTGAAGGAACAGCATTCGGTATCGGTGGCAGACGAGCTTCTATGAGTTCTATGCTTATTAATGAATCAGCAAGAATCTCACAAATCGGGCTTACAGGCACAGAATTAGCACTTAATAAAACAAGAAATGCATGGCTTGAATTTACGAATGAAATGACTAAACCTGAATCCGGTACAATCTCAAAATTTGCAGAATCATCAATGAATATATTCAGAGAGATGGGTTCTGAAATGAGGTGGGAGCTTGAAAACATAAGCTATTTCTTCACAAAAGATGTACTGGCAGGTGGTTGGAAATATGGATTTCAGGAATTACGTAATATGGCTACTGATGCACTGCATCATCTTGCAGGCAGACTCGTTGTTACGATTGAGAGAGAATTGATTGACAGGATTTATGATGCTTTGATAAGTGAGGCAGTCGGGAAAGCTGTTGGTGAATTTATCGATTTGTTTAAACCTGTCGGAAATATTTTCAAGTGGATATGGGAAGGGGAATCTGGGAGTGGGGGTTTAAAATCATTATTTACTGCTGATTGGTTTCAAGAAGCTATAAAAGCACCATTTAAGAATACTGCTGATTTTTTTAAATGGATATGGGCGGGGGAATCTGGGAGTGGGGGTTTAAAAAGTTTGTTTGAATCTGATTGGCTTGCAGATACGGTAAAAGCTCCCTTTAAAAAAACAGCAGATATGTTTAAATGGATATGGGAAGGGGAATCTGGGAGTGGGGGTTTAAAATCATTATTTGAATCTGATTGGTTTAAAAAATACATTGCAAATCCATTTAAAGAAGCATCAAAAATGGCTTTGTGGATTTGGCATGGTTCTGAATTTGGTTCTGGAATAAAAGAATTATTTGAAGCAGGTTGGTTTAAGAAAGCATTGAAAGACCCGTTTGATTTTCTTGGTAAATTAGGAGTATTAATATGGCATGGTTCTGAATTTGGAGGAGGTTTACTTGAACTCTTTACTGCCGATTGGTTTAAAGATGCTATTCTGCATCCTTTCAAAACATTAAGTAAGGCAGGAACTTGGTTATGGGAAGGTGTAGCAGGAATTGGTGGAGGCATAAAAGCATTGTTAGAAGCGGAATGGCTTCATACAGCAATATATGTAGCTTTTTCAAATCCTATTGCAGCAGCTTTTATAGCGACCGTTGCTATATTGTCTGCTGCATGGTCATCACTTGAAGATGATATATATGAGTTTATTTTTGGTCCATGGAAAAGTTTTAATGAAGAGTTACGGCGTTCTAATACCGGTATTGTTAATCCTCCAACCGGAGAAAATATACCAACTGGGCCAACAACAGGAAGAGCTACACCTTTGTGGGTAAGAAATGCTTTTGGTGAGGCTTTTTATACTGACTTGATGAATAGAATTGGTTCATATCAACATGGCGGTATCGTTCCCGGCAGAATAGGACAACCTCAACTTGCTGTTATTCATGGCGGTGAAACAATTACACCGCCTGGCATTCCTTCGATAGTAGTGAATGTAACTGGAAATAATATACTTGATGATAATACGGCAAATATGCTGGCACAGAGAATAACGGAAAAAATATCAATGCAGTTAAGAACTCGGCAAAGGTATTCCTTATGAGTACGATTTATTATGAAGTTAACGACATTGATGTTTCAGATGAAGTACAACGTCAGTCATTAACCATAAATCATAGGCTGACTTCAAGTGTTGATACGGCAGTATTTACAATGGTTGATCCTGATACTGCTCCTGTTCCCGGTAATAGTGTTCTGATATATCTTGATAATGCTACGCAGAAACTTTTTGCAGGTTTGATTGTATCAATAAATCAAAGAAAACTTGCTCCGGGAAGCTGGCAATATACTGTAAATTGTACGGATTGGCAGAGGCTTTTCGATAAAAGATTGGTCGCAACTACTTATACGAGTAAGACGGTTCAACAAATTGTAGAGGATATAGTATCGAATTATACCGATGCAACAGTCGGATTCACTTCTAATAATGTAACAGGCGTTTCATTTATTACAATTAATGAGATGAGGTTCAATTATAGATACCCTTCGGATTGTTTGAGAGAACTTGCTGAATCTCATGGATGTGAATGGTATATTGATGAAGATAAGGATGTTCATTTCTTTGTAAAACAGGAAGTTGAAGATGCTCCTTATGAAATAACGGATACAACTCTTAAAACAGTAATAAATACTTTTAATATAAGTATTGATTATTATCAGGTCAGGAATACTGTATATGTTCGGGGTGGCTATAAGCTTTCAAGCAGTATAACAGAAACGAGGGTTGCAGATGGTTCTCAAAGGACTTGGAATCTGCCGTATAAACCTCATTCTTTGAGTTTGACTGTCGATGGTGGTGCAAAAACACTCGGTGAGGAGTTTATTGATGAAGATGACGGTAGCTATGAATATTTTTATAACTATGATGAAAAAATAGTCAAATTTGCGACTGCAG